CTTACAACACAGCACTTGCAAATATTAAAACTTATGCAGCACAGGCTGGTATTAGTCTTGATTGGTCAAGCCCTGATTTACAACCAATAACCACTAGCCCTGGAACAAGCAACCCACTTGCAACAAAACAATTTGACCCAACCAAGCCAGGTATCGTAGATGATATCCTTCATAAGTATTGGGATACTGGCGCTAACCAACAAGCCATTACTCAATACCTTGCATCTAAGGGTAAGATTGACCCAACCATTATGGGTGGTAAGGCTCAAACTGATGAGCAGACTCTTCGTGCTTTTGCAGCCGAACAGGGATTGAGTAACCTTTCACTTCCTGGTTCAGATGATTACTTTAATAAAGCAGCCCAGGCTATTGCCAAGGGTGGATTAGCCGATGGTACTCCAACAGATATAAATTATTGGAAACAAGATATAACTAATAAGGCTAAAGATATTTATGGTGGAAAATACAATACTCAACTTGATGCAGGACAAACTATCAAATCTCTTGCTGCTCCATACGTTAATACATTAACCAACCTTCTTGAGTCATCGCCTGATACAATTGACCTTTCTGCACCAAATGGAGATGGTGCTCTTATCCGCAATGCTATGCAAAAGCAAGTTGACCCAGAAACATTTCGTAATCAAGTAATGAATGACCCGCGGTGGTTAAATACAAAGAATGCCAAAGACAGCCTTATGGGACTTGGAAATCAATTCCTTGGTGCTTTTGGTTTAAGCGCACTTTAAGAGGATTGGATAATAATGGCTAAAGATTATTTTGACCCAATGGCAATGAATACGCCAGATGTGCCAATTTCTCCAGCATCTTCTGATATGGCGGATATCTTAAAAAATGAACAAACTTTGGCTGCTAGTACTGCTGCTGCTGATGCAGCCGCAACCGCGGCAGATATTAATTTTAGCGCCGCAGATGTTTCAATAGCAGATTTACTAAACCCAATAGGGCCTGAAATTCAAGATTTAAATCAAGCAGTTCCTGCCCCTACTGCAGCAACTGGCCCAGCAATTACAACTGCTACCAGCGATACCAATGCCCTAAATGCTCTAAATGCAATGTTGGCTGGATATGGCTTACCAGCAGATTTTGGTACATATGTAACTACTTTATTTAAGGCTGGTTATCAAGACGCCAGCACAATTGCTAACATTGCTCAAAACCCAAAAACTATTACATCGTCAGACCCAACTATTCAAGCGGCAATTACTGGTTTAAGTGGTGAATGGCAATCACGTTTCTCTGGAAACCAAGCACGTTTGGCAGCGGGTCTTGACCCACTTCCTGCTTCACAGTACATTGCAAATGAGCAAGCATATAAGCAAGTTTTGCAAATGTCTGGTATCCCTGCTACTTCAATTAACAATGATACAATCGGTAAGTTGATGGCAGCGGATGTTTCACCAGCCGAAGTTAGTATGCGTGTTAATGCTGCTACCCAGGCTATTCAATCTGAAGACCCGTTTGTTATTCAACAACTACAATCTCAATACGGATTAACCACTGGCGCAATTGCGTTGCACTTACTTGACCCATCTCTTGCCGCACCTGTTATTCAACAACAAGTTAATGCCGCAACAGTTGGCGCAGAAGCAGCCAAGGCTGGTACAAATATTAACCAAGATTACGCAATGCAATTGGCTGGTCAAGGTGTGACACAAGCACAAGCAGCCCAAGGCTTCTTAAATATTGCAACTCAATTGCCAGGTACTCAAGCACTAGCATCTCGTTACCAAGGATACTCAACAGCACCTGGAGTTGGACAACAACTTCAGACAGCAACCTTTGGTGTTCCTGGAACACAAACTCAGGCTCAAGCAGAAGCAGAGTTGCAGCGTTTAAGGGCGCAAGAAACAGCATCTTTTTCAGGTTCATCAGGCGCTGGTAAAGGCACCTTGATGGGAAGCGAAGAAGGACAACAATAACTAGGTTCCGTATGGATTCACCAGCATCCAATACGCGTATTTAAGACTGGTAGTGGGAGCCAAACATCCTTCCCCTGGGATGCGTTGAGGCCTGCGTCACAACTAAACGAAAGGGAGTGCCAAATGGCAAACCAATATGAAGATGACGACTTTGATGAAGTCGAAGAAACACAAGAAGTAAATGCTCCTGCGAATCTTCGTAAGGCATTAAAGCGAGCAGAGAAGGAAAAGAAAGACTTAGCAGAACAATTGGCTGCTATTCAGTCTGACCTTCGCCAACGCTCCGTCAAAGAAGTATTGGCACAGAAAGGCGTACCTGACAAGGTTGCCAAATTTATTCCTGGCGATATTAGTACGCCAGAGCAGGTAGATGCTTGGTTAAACGAGAATGCTGATGTATTCGGATTTGCTAAGTCTGAAGAGACTGCTCAAGCCGATGAGGAAACTAAGGCTAACGTCGCTGCATATCAGCGCATTAACGCGGCTACACAAAATGCAAATACCCCAAGCCGTGACCAGGATTTAATGTCCAAGGTTACAGGGGCAAAAACTATAGATGAGTTAAACGCATTAACAGGTAACCCAAGCCAACGATTCTCTCGCGGTAAATAATCCATCCGCACAAACCTTAAGAAAGAGGTGACACAATGGCTAACGCATATACAGATTCATCAAGCGGCTCGCTAGGTAACTACTTAGTACAAACCGCGTATGACCGTTATGTAGAATTCGCCCTTCGTGCTGTACCTATGGTCCGCGACGTAGCGGACAAGCGTCCAGTACAACAAGCAATGCCAGGTTCTTCTGTTGTATTCCAGATTTACACAGACCTAGCACAAGCAACATCTCCACTATCTGAGTCTGTTGACCCAGATGCAGTGGCACTAGGAAACACTACCCAAGTTTCAGTTACACTGAACGAATACGGTAATGCTTCACTTGCTACTCGCAAGTTGGAACTATTCTCACTATCAGATGTTGACCCAGCAATTGCTGACATCATCGCATTCAATATGGCTGACTCCCTTGACACAGTTGCGCTACAAACCCTTACAGGTGGACCAAACGCAATTGCAGAAGTTAACGGTTCTGCTGTATCTACCTTCGCTGGTACATACACCAACGGAACAACAAACAAGTCAATCTTGTCAACCGACGTTATCAAGTCACGTGACATCCGTTTAGCAGTTGCTAAACTACGTGCCAACAAGGCTGTTCCACGTCAAGGCGAATACTACTGGGTTGGTATCCACCCAGAAGTTTCACACGACTTGCGTGCTGAAACAGGTTCAGGCGGATGGCGTGATGACCACAAGTACTCAGAGACTGGTGCGTCAGAATTCTGGCCAGGAACAATTGGTACCTACGAAGGTGCAATGTTCGTTGAGTCTCCACGTATGGCAAACTTTACCGACGGTACAGGTGCTGGTTCATCTAGCGGTACATTCGGTACATCTTCATACGTTAACGCTACTGGCGGTGTTCGTGTATTCCGTACACTCGTTGCTGGAAAGCAAGCACTTGCAGAAGCAGTTGCCGAAGAACCACACGTTATCTTCGGACCAGTTGTTGATAAGTTGATGCGTTTCCGTCCAATTGGATGGTACGGCGTTCTAGGATGGGCACGTTACCGTGACGCTTCTCTAGTCCGTATTGAAAGCACCTCATCAATACATACTGCTTAATCATTAAGCAATAGTTAGTCCCCCGCTTCGGCGGGGGCTAACCTTTAATAAGGAGAAATATGGCGTATCAATTTACACCACCATCAGTTGATGAAGGCCCAGCAGGTTTTGGCCGTTTGATGTGGCGTTACCGTATCGCTCGCGGGGACACTCTTCTTGTTAATGGAAATGCAGTAACTAGACTCCGCACACCTGGCGTGGACCAAACCCTTGAGGCTGACTACTACTACCTCGGTGGCCACGTATACAACATCACGGATGTTGAACGAACAATTTTAATTAACGCTGGCTATGGCCAGTACATAACAACCATTTAAGGAGAGACGTGAATCCAGGCAGATATAACATCAGCGTCGTTTCGGGTACTACATTTGCGCTTTCACCACAATGGTTAATCAGCAATAGCCCTGTAGACTTAACAGGCTACAGCGCAGATATGCAAGTACGAGATGTGAGTAATAACCTCATTACAGAATTATCAACAGGCAATGGCAAAATTACCCTTACCCCAACTCAAGGTATTGTTAACCTTGCATTAACTGCTACTCAAACTAAAGCCTTATCAGTTGGAAACTATTCATACGGTTTGAACCTAACTGACTCAGCAGGCAACGTTTATCAAATTTTACAAGGTGCATTTATTATCACTGCAAGCGCGGTGCAATAATGTCAATTGATGCAAACTCAATCTCAGTTGTTCAGATTCCAGTTGAAACTAACGTCTACAACGTAGGCTCAGTACAACCAATAATCATTGAACTTGGACCAGTTGGTCCGCAAGGTATTCAAGGAGCGACAGGAAACACAGGTGCCACAGGTGCTGGATATACAGGCGCAACAGGTAGTACAGGAAGCCAAGGACAGACTGGCTCAACGGGAAGCACAGGAAATACTGGCAGCACAGGCTCTACAGGCTCAAGCGGAACCACAGGTTCTACTGGACCTACAGGTAGTACTGGCGGCACAGGGCCTACTGGACCCGCTGGGTCAACAGGAGTAACTGGTGCTACAGGTAGCACAGGAACGACTGGACCAACTGGAAGCACGGGTAACACAGGTTCCACTGGACCAACAGGATTAACTGGTAACACAGGTCCAACAGGGCCTACAGGTTCTACAGGTTTAACAGGTAACACTGGTGCTACTGGTGCAACAGGCGCTAACAGCACCGTTGCTGGCCCTACAGGGCCTACAGGAGCCACTGGAGCGACTGGTGCTACAGGAGCAGGCTATAACGGAGTTGCATCCTTGACAAGCGTTGCTATCGCTACAGGCTCACAAACCTTTGCTCTTATTGCTGGTCAAGGTGCTTTCCTTGCTGGCGCACGAGTACGGGCTTTTTACACTGTAACCCCGTCTAGTTTCATGGAAGGTTTAATTACCTCCATCTCATCATCATCTATGACAATCAATGTTGACACCATTGGCGGTTCAGGAACGTATGCCATTTGGACCTTCAGCATTACAG